GGTGATGAGATCCAATACGACACCAGTAAAATTCGTGTATTTACTCTCGACATCGAAACAGGTGCCGAGAATGGTTTCCCAGATATTGAATCTGCTGATCAAGAGATTCTTTTGATCAGTATTAAAGATAGCGATCTGGGAAGGATCACAGTATTTGGATCTCGCCCATATGACAATGATGATAAGGAAGTAAACTATCTTCACTTTGATTCTGAAATTGGGTTGCTTAAGGGATTCCTTCATTGGTGGATGGGAAATTATCCAGATGTAATTACTGGATGGAATGTTCAATTGTTTGACATGCCATACATCTATCGTCGCATTGAACGTATGATCGGAGAAGCAGAAGCTCGTCTTCTGTCTCCCTGGAAAAATACTATGGCACGGGAGATTTTTATTCGTGGTCGTAAGAATTTTGCTTATGATCTGATGGGGATTGCTACGTTGGATTATCTTGAACTGTATAAGAAATTTACTTATACTAATCAAGAATCCTATCGGCTTGATCATATTGCTTTTGTTGAATTGGATGAAAAGAAACTCGACCACTCCGAGTTTGATACGTTCAAAGAATTCTACACTAAAGATTGGGACAAGTTTGTTAAGTATAATATTCATGACGTTCGCCTAGTAGATCGTCTTGATGATAAAATGAAACTGTTGGAACTTGCTTTTACCATGGCATATGATGCTAAGGTAAATTTTGAGGATGTGTATTCCCAAGTTCGTATGTGGGATAATATCATTTACATCTATCTTGCTAAGCAGAATATTATAATTCCACCCAAGAAAGAAAGTGTAAAAGATAATAGGTACGCTGGTGCGTATGTAAAAGAACCTATTCCTGGCATGTATGACTGGGTAGTGAGCTTTGACTTGAACTCGCTATATCCTCACTTGATTATGCAATACAATCTATCTCCAGAAACACTTCTTACTGATAGAGTTTCTGTGAATGTAGATACACTGTTGAATAAAGAATTTGACACTTCGTATTTGAATGGTAAAACTTTGTGTGCCAATGGTACTCATTATGATATTACCTTCCAAGGTTTCTTGCCAAAACTAATGGATAAGATTTACGAAGAACGTACTATCTACAAGAAGCGTATGCTTGCAGCAAAGCAGAAGTACGAGGACAATCCAACAACGGAACTCAAGAAAGAGATTTCTCGTTGTAACAACATTCAGATGGCACGTAAGATTCAACTTAACTCTGCCTATGGTGCTATTGGTAACGAGCACTTTCGTTATTACAAGCTAGAAATTGCTGAGGCAATTACTATGTCTGGGCAACTTGCCATTCGATGGATTGGTGATCGAATGAATGCCTACCTAAACAAAATTCTTAAAACAAAGGATGTTGATTATGTCATTGCTTCTGATACTGATTCTATGTACTTGTGCCTGGATGGCTTGGTACAAAGTGTATACAAAGGCAGAGAGGTTCCTAATGAGAAAATTGTTGGGTTCCTTGATAAGGTCTGTTCGGTGGAACTTGAGCCTTTTATTGAAAGTTGTTACCAAGAGATGGCCGACTACCTAAATGCTTATGCTCAGAAGATGAAGATGAAGCGAGAGAACATCGCCAATCGTGGCTTCTGGACTGCTAAGAAACGTTATGTTCTTAACGTATGGGATAGTGAGGGTGTTCGATACAAAGAACCAAAGATGAAAATCTGTGGAATGGAAACCGCTAGATCTTCAACCCCCTCGTACTTTAGGGATAAGCTATACAAAGCTTACGTAATTATCATCAATCAAACCAATGATGATATCATTGATTTTATTGAACAAATAAAACAAGATACTAAACAACAAGGGTATCTTAACATTGCTTTTCCACGAGGTTGTAATGGGCTACAAAAATATTCAAATCGCACAAAGATTTATGGAGAGAGGACTCCTATTCAGGTCAGAGGTGCATTACTGTATAATCACTATGTACGAAGTAATGATCTTACTCATAAGTACCCTCTTATCCAAGAAGGAGAGAAGATTAAATTTCTCTACCTCAAAATGCCCAACCCCATCGGAGAAAATGTAATTTCATTCTTCAACACATTGCCAGCGGAATTCAACTTAGATAAGTACGTGGACTACAAAACTCAATTTGACAAGTCGTTTTACGAACCGCTGAAAAATGTGCTAGAATGTATTGGGTGGGATACTGAGCGTAAAGTATCGCTTATGAGTTTTTTCAATTAGGAGGTTTATGGATTTTTTACAACAAGTAATTAAAGACAGCAAGAATGAATACGCTTCATTTGTTTCTGATGGCATTGCTGCTGGCGATGTCGAATCTTTTGTTGACACTGGCAGCTACGTGTTTAATGCATTGGTTTCTGGATCGTTGTTTGGGGGAATCCCCTCAAACAAAATCACCGCTATCGCTGGAGAATCTGGCACAGGAAAGACATTCTTTTGTCTCTCTGTCGTTCGTAATTTCCTCAATAGTGACCCTGATGCTGGTGTTATATATTTTGAAACTGAATCTGCCATCAGTAAGAACATGATTGAAAGCAGGGGAATTGATTCCAAACGGATGATCATCTTCCCAGTTGATACAATCGAAGAGTTTCGTACTCAAGCTGTTCGTATCATTGATAAATTTGCAGAACAACCTAAAGCTGAGCGTAAGCCTCTTATGTTTGTTCTAGATTCTCTTGGTATGCTTGCTACCAATAAAGAAATTGATGATGCTACCAATGATAAAAACGTGAGAGACATGACCAAAGCACAGCTTACCAAATCTGTGTTTAGGGTTCTAACTCTCAAGTTAGGCAAAGCAAATATTCCCATGTTAGTTACGAATCATACCTACGATGTTATTGGCTCTTACGTTCCTACAAAAGAAATGGGTGGTGGTAGTGGTCTTAAGTATTCCGCTTCTAGCATCATCTATCTTAGTAAAAAGAAAGAAAAGGATGGAACAGATCTCGTCGGAAACATTATTAAGTGTGAGGCGAAGAAGTCCCGTCTGACAAGGGAAGGATCTAAGGTCGAAACCCGGTTGTTCTTCGACGAACGGGGTCTCGAAAAGCACTACGGTCTGCTAGAATTGGGTGAACGTGCTGGGATCTGGAAAAATGCTGCTGGTCGATACGAGGTTAATGGTAAGAAAATTTATGGTAAGGAAATTCTAAAAAATCCTGAGGAATACTTCACTGATGAAGTGATGGCAAAACTTGAGGAACAAGCAGCAATTGAATTTCTTTATGGAGTAAATAATGACGGAGAAGATTGAACAATCAATTCTAAGAAATCTTCTTTGTAACGAAGAGTATTACCGAAAGGTAGTACCTTTTCTCAAAGAAGATTACTTTCAAGAAATTGATGAACGTATTATATTTGAGGAGATTCAAGATTTCTCTACCAAATATGATAAGCTTCCTACAAAGGAAGTTTTAATTATTAATCTACAAAATAGGACTGACCTTACTGATGATGTTTTTAAAGAAAGTGTTTCGAAAATCGAAGAATTTAGTACCGAGTGGGTTGATAACGAATGGCTTGTCAACACAACTGAAAAGTGGTGTAAAGATAGGGCGATATACAACGCCCTACTCCAGTCAATTAAAATTGCTGACGGGGGAGATCCAAAGTTATCAAGAGATGCTATCCCGACCATCCTTCAAGCGGCCTTGGCAGTATCGTTTGATGAATACATTGGTCACGACTACGTAGATAATGTAGAGCAACGTTACGAATATTATCATAGAGATGAAACAAAGATTCCTTTTGATCTTGAAAAATTAAATCTCATTACTAAAGGTGGTATGCCAAATAAAACTTTGAACGTTATTTTGGCTGGTACAGGAGTGGGTAAATCTTTGTTCATGTGTCACTGTGCTGCTAGCTGTTTATCTCAGGGAAAAAATGTTATCTACATTACTCTTGAGATGGCAGAAGAAAAAATTGCTGAAAGGATTGACGCCAACTTACTTAATGTAAACATTACAGATGTTGCTAAGATTTCTGAAGCAGTATTTACATCTCGTGTTCAGCAGATTGGTAAAAAAACTCAGGGTAAACTTATCATTAAAGAATACCCAACTGCCTCTGCTCATGCTGGACATTTCAAATCACTTCTCAGTGATTTAAGTTTGAAGAAAGATTTTAGACCAGATATTATCTTTATCGATTATCTTAACATCTGTGCTTCTTCTAGATACAAAGGTCACATTGTAAACTCATACACCTACGTCAAAGCAATTGCTGAAGAACTTAGGGGACTAGCTGTTGAGCATGACGTACCAGTTGTTACTGCTACTCAAACTACTCGTTCTGGGTTTGGCAATTCTGATGTTGATCTTACTGACACTTCCGAATCCTTTGGTCTTCCTGCTACTGCTGACTTCATGATTGCCCTTATTGCCACTGAGGAGCTTGAACAATCTGGTCGTATCATGGTTAAACAACTCAAGAACCGATACAACGACCCGACATATTACAAGCGATTCACGTTGGGTGTTGACAGAGCGAAGATGAAGCTGTATAATGTAGATGACTCGGATGGTGATATTACCTCCGACAAAGAAGAGGAAACCTACGACAACTTAGGTGAAGCCTCTAACAAACAAAACCGCCTTGATAAATTTTCTAAATTTGTAATTTAACTTATGTCTGACACTATTGTATTTCAACGTTACGAAGAATTTGTAGATGCTGTTACAAGCGATGCTTCTAAAGATTTTTGTTCCTTGGCTGATCGCCTTGTTGAACTGGATTCTAAGGGTGCCAATATTGAACGATTGCTTACTGCTGGCGTTGGCATTAACGCTGAGGGTGGTGAGTTTCTTGAGATTGTCAAGAAGATGTTATTTCAAGGAAAGCCTTGGAACGAAGATAATCGGGAGCATCTTATTATTGAACTTGGTGATATTATGTGGTATGTTGCTCAAGCAACTCAAGCTCTTGGAGTTTCCTTTAATGAAGTCATTGAGCGTAATGTAAGTAAACTTGAGAAGCGTTATCCTGGTGGAGCGTTTGATATCTACTATTCAGAACATCGATCAGAAGATGATCGATAAATAAAACTGATAGAGTTCAAGTCCCTGATATATCCTTGAGGTATATCACACTTGAACCATCTGGAAGGTCAATCCGATTGGCGACGGAACCTGTCTTGAAAACAGTTGAGGTGTTAAAGCCCTTGGGCGTTCGACTCGCCCACCTTCCGTTTCGGGGAATTAGCTCAGTTGGTAGAGCACGGTCTTTGCAAGGCTGATGTCAGCGGTTCGAGTCCGCTATTCTCCATTAGAAATAAATAAAAATAAAACATTTAATGAAATCTTTCAAGCAGCTAAAACAAGAAGTAACTCAAGAAAGATATATCAGAAAAGAAATTTTTCAGGAGGGTGACTATATTATGTCATCCCTTACAGGTGATAAAGGAAAAATACATCGTTCGGGAGTTAACTACGTAATTGTAGTATCTGAATCTGGTAAGATGTTCAGAGCATGGGTAAAAGATATTCGTGGTATTAACATAGATGAAAACATAAATAAAGAAAGAAACAACACCAGCAGTATCTTTACAAATGGAAAGACAGAGAGCAACAACTGAAATTAAAAATATGGATGCTTTTTCACAGGCATTGATTCAATCTGTGGTACATCATCTTGGCGAAGAAGGAATTCCCTCACTACAGAAAAAGGGTGACGAAGATAATTTTGCAAAAAAAGATCCAAAGGAAAAAGCTTCGGCAGCAGACCCAGCTATTAATATTGCTGGCGGTACAGGCGTAAAACAATCTCACGGAGCTGAGATCAAGTATACTAATGTTGTTGCTAAAGACGTTCAGAAAGAAGAAGCAGAACTAGAGGAAGCTAAGAACAAGGAAGGCAAAGAGCAAGGTGCTGATGGTGAAGCATGTTGGGATGGTTATAAGTATGCTGGCACCAAAAATGGTAAAGACAAGTGTGTGAAGAATGAAGAAGTAGAGAAGAAAGAAAAAGAAAAAGACGAAGGTGGTAAGCACAAAGAATACAAACATGCTCCTGGCAAGGAAGAGAAGGGAGAAAAGAAAACTGAAAAAGAAATGAAAGAGCAAGTAACTCTTCGTGACATTGTTGAGAAAGCTGTAAGCAAATCACAACAAAGATTTATGGGTATGGTTCACGCCAAGAAAAAAGGTGACATGGAAGGTGGCTCTAAAGAAGTTAAGAAGGCTGCTGATTCCATGACTGACAAAGAAGCTACTAAGTTTGCTTCTACTAAGCACAAGGGTCTTCCTGAAAAGAAAACTAAGAAAGAAGATTATGACGTAGATGCAGCTAATCAATTGTGGTCAGAAGTTGGTGAAAGATTAGAAAAACTTGGTGAAATGGACAACGCCAAATTTAAAGTTATTGGTGAGAAAATGGATCCAGTTGGCAAAGAAGATTCTGATGTCAACAATGATGGCAAATCCGACAATCAAGATAAGTTTTTGAAAGGTCGCCGTTCAAAGGTAAGCAAGATTATTGCTGCTAAGAAAAAGGTTGATGAGATGATTGCTTTGGAGCAGGAGATCATTGCTGAAAAAAAGTAACATCGGCAGAACCTACCGTAGAGGTAATGCCAGAGATTCCTACTAAACAAGATCCAGAATATAAGGACAACCGAAAAAAATATAACAAGTATATTGATAAAGCTCTTAAATCTCAAAAGAAAGATGCTATAAATATTACAGGAAAACCCTAAAATTCCAGGAGAAAAATTATGTCACTAGCAGCACTTCTAGCTTGGGCAACTGCTAATCAAGCACTTATTGCAACTGTACTTTTTGCAGTTTCGGAAGCACTTGGAGCAAGTCCAAAGATCAAAGCAAACGGTCTTCTTTCACTCATTCTTTTACAAGTCCAAGGACAACTAAAAGCAAAGGGTGCTAAAGATTTAACTCCCTGAGTTAAACAACCAAAATATATTTACTAAGGGGAGGGCAACTCCCCTTTTTTTATAAATATATTTTAGATATAAAGTTCATGTTGGGGAAATTAAATGACTCTCTACAGTCGTTCAGAAAATAACGCACAAAGTTTAAAAGTATTAAACACTACAGAAAAAAATTCTGTGGACAAGTACGATTGGGATAATACAAAAATTGTTGATGGCGCTAGCACAGTTGCTGGTTCACAGGGTTATGCTGATGCTGCTCGCAGAACAATTTTTATCGATGACGTAGAAGCAACACTTACTGAAAACAGGGAGCGTGGTTTAACTGCTCCTGGTTGGTGGGAGTATTTTACATATACTGATGCTTCTGGTAAGACCCGCCACAAGGCACAGCACCTAGTAGCATTCAAAGATGCTCCTGTTAACGCTGCTGACCTTGATGATAACGTAGCAGCAGACATAGCATCTGCTATTACTATCTCAGTTCAACCTGCTTCACAGACCACGTATGGACCTGTGGGTGCTGTTCGTACCTTTACTAGAGCTGGTACTGCTGCTGCCGGAACAGGAACTTACACCGTCACTGGATCCACTACTGGCATTGCAATTAATAATGTTTCTGGTGGTGCAGCCCCAGCCGATACCGGATTTGAATATACTGTTTCTCGTGCTGGTGGAGTATACACTGTTACTGTTGTAACTGGTGGTTCGGGATTTGCAGCTACTGATACAATTGTAGTCAAAGGAAGCACTCTTGGTGGTGTAGACACAACTAATGACCTCACAATTACTGTGTCTACCGTTGCTACTGGTACTGCTACCTTCTCTGTCACAGCAGCCGCTTCTACTGGTTCACTTGTTTATCAGTGGCAGCGTAGAACCAGTAGTGCTGGTAAGTGGGCTAATGTTTCTGGAGCTAATAGCTCTTCACTAGCTCTTGCTACACTTACCACAGCTTCTGACAATTATGAATATCGTGTAAAACTCACATCATCTGCTGGTTCAGAAGAAGTGATTTCTAATGCTGCTACTCTCACTGTAACTGCTGCCTGATACTAAATGAACTTCGGTGAGTTGACTAAAGATAATTGGATTATCTTTGCCATTAAACATTATGAAAATCCTTTTTCAGTCACGTATGAAGATTTTGAAGAAGATTTGAATAAATTTAAATACATTAAAAGATTACTCCGTCGTTACGAAATGACGGGTGAGTTGAAAACCCATCTCATTTTAAATCATATCATTTTACTTTATAATGTATTTGGCGATGCTTCAACACCATTGTTATTCTTTAAAATAGAAGCAACCCATTGGTGTATACTGAAAGCATTTTTGCTTTTCCTAAATAGATTACCGGACACATTAAACAATAATGTTGATCAAGAATGTCTAAAACAACTGAATCTACTATAAATGAAATGATTAATTCTGCTGGTGATGGCAGTGGGCTTCAACTGCCACCTGCCTTTGTTTTGGTTAATCCAAAACAACATCGTAAATATAAAAAAAGTAATCAAAATCATGTTGATGGTAGATCCAAAGGAGCAAAAAATTTACTCTCCCGTATTAACCGCCGCAAAAAAATGAAAGAAGAATTAGAAACAATTATTTCTGAAGCGGCTCCCTCAGAAACTGAGAGAGCCCAGAAACAAATTGGTCAGCAGAAAAAACTTAATCGTCAAAAAGATCTTCAAAAGAAGCGAGACGAAGCTAAGAATAAAATGATGACGAAGACAAAGGAAATGGATACTTTGATGAAAGCTCGTCTTGCTGACTTCAAAAAGAAAGCTTCTGATCAACAGAAGAAAGTAATGAAAAATTCATATGAACCTGGAAATGATACTATTATGGAAAACGTTTCGTTAGATGCTATTGATGTTGCAATGGAAGTTGCTACTTCAGAATTAACTCATGGAGAAACACACTTCGCCAAAATTCAATTTGACGACGGTAGTGTTCAAAATTTAGATAACTTTTCAGCTAAAAAGATAGCAGCTACGTTTGCTTCTCTTTCGCCAGAAAATCAAGAGCAGTTTAGATACATGCTCAATAAGAATGCTACATCATATCAAAGTGCTCTTGATTTTGCTATCAGAAATATCTGAGAGGAATCATGGCTTTCGGAATCGGAAAAACTGAACTAACAGTTTTAGAAGCAAAATTTTCTATGTACGAGGATCTTTCAAAAGAGATGCTCGATAAACTTGAAAGGGCAGTAGAAAAAATTAGCGAGAGCAACCAAAACGTTGCTCTCATTCTAGAAAGACATGAATCAAGATTAGAGCAAGCAGATAGGGCAGACAAGGCAATTATGAATTTAATCGAGAGAGTAGAAAAAAAACTTGATGCTTTAGAAGCACGGGTAGATGGGATCGCCAAGTTCCGGTGGATGACGGTTGGCATTGCTACCGCTGCTGCTGTGGTGATCGGATCATCAGGTTTTTTTGCTAACCTCTTGACAGATGGGCATGGCAGTGCTATTATAGAGGAGAAGATCAACGTCAAATAAATCATGAGTTACATTGATGCCAAATACATTAGTTTGGTCTCTCCTCAGCTTGAAAAATTTACAAAGAAAAAAGATTCCCTCTACAATTTTCGATGCCCTTACTGCGGTGACAGTCAGAAGCATAAGAATAAAACTAGAGGGTATATTTTTAAGATAAAAAATGACTTTGTATTCAAGTGCCACAACTGTGGTGTAGGGAGAACCTTTACTAATTTTTTGAAAGATAACTGTGTACAATTGTACAATCAGTATATCATGGAACGTTATCGTGAAGGGTTGACGGGAAAGAATACACAAACCAAAAATCCAGATTTTAATTTTACTAAACCAGAGTTTCGTAAACGTAAAACAGGTATAGATCTGGAGAAGATTTCCGAACTAAATATTACGCATCCAGCTAGGGTGTACTTAGAAGAACGAAAAATTAAAGAATTAGATTATTTTTACTACTGTCCCAAATTTAAAGAATGGACGAACTCTCAGGTGGATGTATTTCCAAACTTGAAGCAAGATGGTCCTAGAATTATTATACCACTTAGGGATAAAGATGGAAACATGTTTGGATATCAAGGTCGCTCCTTGGCTCCTAAAGCAAAGATCAGATACATCACAATCATGTTGGATGATTCTAAGACCAAAATATTTGGGATGGATAGGGTAAACGAAGATAAACCAATCTATGTCACAGAAGGACCATTCGACAGCATGTTCCTTTCCAACAGTATTGCTATGTGTGGCAGTGATGTTAACCTTAGTGGTAGTGATTATAAATTGGTGTACGTCTTTGACAACGAACCCAGAAATAAACAAATTGTTTCAAAATATTCGAAAGCAATTGATGAGGGAAACCAGATAGTTATTTGGCCTTCTGGAATTGATGATAAGGATATTAATGAGATGATTAAGGCTGGACATAATGTCCAGGCTGTGGTAGAATGTAATACCTACCAAGGACTAGAAGCAAAACTTAAATTAACCGAATGGAAGAAAGTATGAGCAACGGCATTCAAGTTAAAAAACGTGAAGGTTTAATCGAACCACTTAATCTAGATAAAATTCATCGCATGGTTGAAGAAGCCTGTGATGGATTAGCTGGAGTATCTGCTTCGCAAGTAGAAATGAATTCTGGGATTCAATTTTACAACGGTATTAGCACAGAAGAAATTCAAGAGATTTTAATTCGTTCTGCGAGTGATCTTATTTCACTAGAGAATCCGAATTATCAATTTGTGGCAGCTCGCCTTCTTCTGTTCTCTCTTCGCAAACAAGTATTTCATAAAAATATTTGGAAAGAAGGAATGCCTAACGTCTATGACGTAGCTCTATACAATTCCACTATTCTTAAAGTATATGATGAAGAAATTCTTGATAAGTATAGTGATGAAGATTGGGTTAAAATTAATGGATGGGTAGATCATGATCGGGATTATCTATTTTCCTATGCCGGTCTTCGTCAAGTAGTTGATAAGTATTTGGTTCAAGATCGTAGTAATGCTGAGATATTTGAAACTCCTCAGTATATGTACATGATGATTGCCATCACTTTGTTTGCTGATTACCCATTAACTTCTCGCCTAGATTACGTTCGTCGTTATTACAATGCCATCTCAAAGCACAAAATCAACATCCCCACGCCAATCATGGCAGGAGTCAGAACGCCACTTAGACAGTTCGCTAGCTGTGTTCTTATTGATGCTGATGACACCCTCAATAGTATCTTTACTAGCGATATGGCTATTGGGAGGTATGTTTCTCAAAGGGCAGGCATCGGTA